GCTCTATTGGGAGGCCGCCCAAATCAAAGAATACGAGCATAATAAGACCGTCCACGGGGTTGGTTGTAACATATGTAATAACATTAAGGATACCGTCATAATTAACAACTTCTCCGACGAAATCCTCCGCAGAAAGACCCTTACGAATAGAATTAAAAACCTTATTATTCTCAGAATCCATTGTCGCTACAATCTGAAAGTCCCCAGTCTCTCTTCTAAGTCTCATTTTGAATTCCTCCTATAAAATCGGATCAGTCGATGAGATCCTTAGCCTTGAAGCCTTCGTCGCCGATGATCTTGGAGTCTCTCTTAGTGGTCTCGCCTGCATACAGCACGATCGCGGAGAACGGCTTGGTCAGGGAGCCGGAGCAGCGAGTCTCGATCAGATACTTCTGCTGGTTGTAGTCGATGTCGAAGTCTTCGAACATGGAAATGGATCCGCCCTTGTCAGCGCCTACGTTGTAGTCGTTCAGGTTCAAAATAATCGCCAGGACTCTGTTACCATTTACAGAAGCTCTCTCCAGGATCTCATCCGGAACAGTCACGATTCTGGATACACGCATCTTAGTAGCCAGTTCACCTTCCGTCTTGTACAGCGGATGACCGATCGTATCCTCGAGCAGGAGCATCTCAGACAGCATGGATTCAGTAGTGAACATGGTCGGAGAACCGGAGCCCTTGTAGCCCTTGCGGGACTTGATCGCAGCCTTGATGAATCCCTTTGCATAGTACTGAGCAGCATCCTCGATCGTGGTTACACCACTCGGAACTGCTTCATCCGGAGCAACAGAGTACTTGATAGTAAACAGATCAGCATCCTTGTAGATCGGGCGAATGCAATCTTCCTTAATCTTGTCGTCGTCGGATGCCAGGCGGCCATCGCCAACCAGGATCGCACCGGCAAGTTCCTCATCCAGCATTACGCGCATTTCTCTCTTGATCCAGGCGACAACGTCGAAATCGGTGATGTCGATCTGATCATCTCGATCCATCTTCTGTTTCTTGTAAACCGTAGTCGGAGCGGTGGTTCTCTTAAGCAGGGAGAAGACCTCTTCCTTCTTCAGTTTGCCCTTCAGGTAACCCTTCGCACGAGCCTCATCGGCAGTGATGTCAGCGAAGCTGGACTTCAGCCGGCTGAACGGAGTGTGATGCACACCAGACATGATCACGCCAACCCAGTTGTCCGGGCGCTTGATAAATTCCGGCGGCATATTCTGTTCCTTCGGTTCCGGGAACAGATACTCAATATCCTCAATACCATAGTCAGCTGCATGAGCCAGGAAAGACTCCTTCAGAGACCCTGTGGACTTCGCGTCATTGAGGATGCTATCCATCTCATCATGAGAAAGAGATCCACCCTCGACAGCAGCTTCGTTGTCAAACACGTTGTAGTACATATCTTCTCCTCCATCGTAATAGTCTGCGTGTTCTACGTCGTCGTAGTCTTCGTCGTACTCGTCGTCGTAGTCCTGATCGTCGTACGCTTCGTCGTCGTACTCGTCATCGTAGTCATCCTCATCGTATTCTTCATCGTCGTAATCATCCTCGTCATAATCTTCGTAGTCATCCTCTTCGGAATGCTCCAGATTATCGACGTCGATTCCGGCATCAGAAAGAACAGCTCCGGTAATTTCATAGACAGCGTTCTTCTGTTCTTCTGTCATGTTCTCAAAAACTTCATCGGCCGGTCTAAAAGCCATCGTTTCTTCCTCCTCTTCGTCTGAGTGCATCAGCTCTTCCCCGCAGAAGATAATGGCTTCGTCGTCTGACAGGCCATATGTACCATCGCCATGCGCGATCACAGCGTTATCTATATAAGCTCCGGGGTTTGCTCCGGCATAGACGAGACTCACCTCTCTGATCATTCCATGCAAAACATCGCCTGCTTTCTGAGTGAGGCGATTTGCAAAAATGCTAAGGTATTTAATGTCTCCATGCCTAACTAATTCTTTTGCATGCTGGCCATCAGGAGTATTGTTGAATGATCCATAGACATACACTCCATCAGGTCTATTTTCAAGTAATCCGTGGCCAAGCACAGTGGATGGCCCGCTGTGATCATGGCTCCAGACAAGCGGAACTGTAGCACCATCACAATCTATAAATGCATTCCGACGAATTGTTCGACCGTCCGCGCATTTAATATCGTTTCTGGTAGCCCAGCCCCCGAAATCAAATCTGCTTTTCTTAGCCATTTTGAATTCCTTCCTCCATTCCTTCTTGAGGAACCTGCTCTTCCATACCAGTATCCTGAACAGGCATATTCGCGTTTATAAGTTCGTCGGCTTTCGGGTCATCCGACGGCTTAAATCCAATGATCTGTCTTACTTCGTTACTGGTAAGAATCTCGTTACGCGTGAACCGATCAGCAATATCGGCAATGTTTGCAACAGGCACTAAGCTGAACGGATCCTTGAAGAACATGATCGAATACCCTCTAGTTCTGGCATTCTTGCTGATAAACTTTCGTTTCAATTCATCGGTAATAGCAGAAATGATCGGTTCAAGCGTTCTAGTCTGATAGTTCAGCATGATCTTTTCGTCAGCTGTACCATTGAACACTTCTTCCGGTATTCCGATCTGGCTGCGCCATTGCTTCATGTAGTACTCGATCTGATTAAACAGATTGTTCTCAAGTGATTTATTAAGCTGCGTAATCTTCTCAGTGCCGTCTGTATAAGCAATTCCATATTTGGATCCGGTAAGCTGCATTTCTATGTCTTTCCGTCTCGCTTCGGCTTGCTGTCGTCTGGCCTCTGATTTAATTACATAAGGAAGCTGGATTATCATATCGAGCTTCCCAGACGCAGTCTGTTCATCAAATAAATCAAGCTGCCTGATCTTCTCAAGCAGCTTCTGGTAAAACGAGTTTGGTGTATTCATTATTTGGTAAAAAGGATTCTGTATAATAGCAACAGCACGTTTGTTCAACACTATATCTTCCCATTTACCAGTTTTCTCATTGTATAAATGCACTTTTACATGCTGCGGATACCATTCTACAACTCTACCCACACGCATCGAGATGACGTCATAGGAATCTGTATAGTTAGGATCTCCTGTCGCTTCCGTTGGAACAACTGCAACGCACCCATCATCAAGCATTGTATACACTACATCTTCAATAAATGCTCTTGCGGTCTGATCTATATTAGCTTCAACAGTAAGGCAGCTATTAAGATGCGATGGAACTACATCGAGAAAACGATCTTGTTCGTCAAGTATGACATGCTCAACATCGATCTGGGCAACGTCAACAGCAATTCTGTTAAGCGCTGAAGTGACTATAGAACGGTTGTTTCCGCGAGTAAGACGAGCTCGGCCTTGGTATGTATAAGACGCAAGCCCGAGATCTCGATAGCGAGTCGGATCCCGACCCATAAAAGCGTTCCATGCATGTTGGAACCTATCAACTAATCCCATTTTGAATTTTCTCCTTATGCAGTTCTCTCCCAGATGTATACGTTCTTATAAGGCGGCATGTTGTTGTGTGCCTGTCCGCCGCCGGTGTACTGGTTCGTTGCTGTTGCCGGGTTATTCGTTGCGGTGGTTGCGCCGCAATACGTAAAATTAGTCGCGCTCGTTGAACCATCCGACCTAAACCTTGGAGAATTTGACCCGTTGGCAAGCTGTTTTGCCGTGTATTTGTTCGTCATCGTATGGCTATGGGCGTTCTGTGCATGGTTGTGTGAATTCTGTATATGCGTATGTGACGGCATCTCATTGACCGTCAACGTTACCGTCTCTTCGCCTCCATCAGCTACAGCACTGTTAGGCGTAACATCGCTCGAAGCGCCCCTGAGCATATATCCGTCATGCTGAATCCATGTTGCTCCTCCATAGACGCCAATAACCTTCTCCATAGTATCTAACGTAGTCGACTGTATAATCTGGCCAACATGCGACCTAGTAGCCACGGCATTCTCAAGTGCGTTTATACGGATACGTAATATCGGCAACTCGTTCTGTACAATATCAGATACGCTTGACTCAACAGTATTAATGCGCGTTACTAGACCCGATATATCTGGGCTGTCTCCGCCGCCATTAGCTGCTAATTTTATAATCGCTTCTCCTAGCGAGATCTCGCTAACATTAGGTGTCGATCCAGAGTCGGGTAGAATAATTGTGTCGCCGGTCTCAATGCCGGAAAGTGCCTTATAGATTTTGGTTCCTATGATCATAAGATCATCGGCGCTATAGTCCTGCGCGGAGGTATATGAACCTTCTCCGCTATTGTGCGTTTCAATTGGCAACAAATCCGCAACAATAAAAGTGTTTAACGATTCTTCAAGCACTCCTACATCATGGTAGATAGCCCCGATACCCTGCTCGATATGGTTTAAGTTATCGGCAGATAGCGGCGTCTCCGTGGAGGGCGCATCCTGCCATTGTGTCATTGTGTATGAATGATCCATTTTAGCCCTCCTCTGGTGGCGTATAAAATATGGTTACAATAAGATCAAAAGGCTCTATGGTAGTAATTCGTTCAACAAGTGATAGATCTGATGCGCTAACAGACAGAGTGGCATTGTTTTCCGATAGGCTAGCTTTCCAACTAATATGTTCGAGATTGTCTGGAATACCTGACAACTCGATATTTATATCAGTTGATCCTGCCGGAATATACCGCCCCTCTGGTTTAGTATTAGTCCACGACATAGCGCCAGGACTGCGAATAGTAGTCTCAGGAATAATTATTGTAACCCTGGTATGGGGAGCACGGATACCATCATACGGATAGACGTCTTCAGAAGGAAACAAAAACGTGTACGGATATCCTTCATACTCCGGCGGAATACTTGTGTCGATTACCTCGAAGAGTTCGATCAGTTCATCTAGATCGGGTAGTCTTGGAGGCTCTTCGTCCGTTCCGTATAGAATAGCTTCGAGTTGCTCCATAAACTCAGAACTGAATTTAGTAGAGTCAATCACGATCTCGGAATAGGGATCATACTCATCAGATACGGCAGGAATAGTTTTAAACTCAAACTCAAGTTCCTCTAATTCCAAAGAATCGTTTATAGTTGATCTAGACCGACTATTGTTAGACAGTTCGCAATTATATATGAGATGCAGCCTATAGCCAGCTTCTTCATTGATGTCGTTTCCTATTCCGGATCTATAGCATAGTCCGAATCTTGTTTTGTCCTGCTGCTGCAAGAATATGCCGGAAATAATTTCCATAGAACCTACGCACGGCTCAAACTCATCTGGATATGTATATGCTGTTATAGTTCCGCTTACTTCATCGTAAGACGACACCAAATCAATCAATACATCTCCTGAGTAAAGCGGAGTTACATCCGAATCTCCAGAATCCGTATCAACACTTACTAACCCATTCCAAGCTACGCCATTTGTAAAACCGTCTGGCGTATACTCGTAAAGCACGCCGCGATCAACGCCCACTTCGTACTTTCTGGAGCCAACCTGATCCCAAAC